GTTCAGGCTCATTTTGACCTCCGGAAGTCTCTGACCATTTCCACAAAGCCGGCTGGCGTATTCGGATAGAAGTGAACCGATCCGCTGAATGCGATTACCAGTTCGGCACCTTGGATGATGTATCTCATGCGAAAGCCTCCGGACCCGGACGTGCAGCATCGTTGACGAACTTCTGAATGCGCTCCAGTTGGGTAGTGGTAAATGATTTAACGTGGTTTAACAGGTTGGTAGCAGCGCCAATGACGCCGCCGATGGTGGTAGCCATTAGCGATACTCCGGTGTGATTAGTAGTTGATGGTTACTGCTGGCACCTGACCTTTAGCGATTGCTTTGATACAGGCTGTTGCACAGTCTTCTGTCAGGCCGGATGCGACCAGTGCAGATACTGCGGCTTGGTTGATGCTGCGACGATGCTCGAGATCTTTGGCGCGGCGATCGGCTTCATCCTTGATGCGCTTTTCTTCAGCCAGTCGCGCCTGTTCAGCTTGGGCGGCTTTGCGGCGCTCGGCCTCGATAGCTTCCTGCTTCTCACGTTCAGCTTTTTCACGTGCTTCACGCGCCTGACGCTCTGCCAGTTGCTGGGCTTCGATACGCTGCTGCTCGGCACGTTGCTCTGCGGCGATACGTTCCTGTCTTTCTTTCTCGGCTGCGGCCTGTAATTCACGCTCACGGCGCTCAACCTCTTCGCGGTCACGCTTGGCCTTTTCCTCTGCCTCACGTTTCACACGCTCTTCAGCTTCTCGGGCGATGCGCTGCTCATGCTCAATGCGTTGCTGCTCTGCCAGCCGGGCGGCTTCGGCACGGTCACGGTCGAACTTGTCGTTCATCAGCAGGGCGATTTCATGATCGGACTCGAATTTCTCAGCTGCTGCCTTATCGAATGCTTCGTTCATTTCCAGCGCTTCGGTATGGGCAGTATTCATTGCCTCAATCTCTGCCAGTCGCTGCTGCTCTGCGTCCCATTCATCCCGCACTTTCAGCACTGAATCGCGGAGGGCGTTGCATTCATCCACAAACCGCTTTAATTCCTGCTCCGCAGGCTTAACGGCTTCTTTCAGATGTTTCAGATAAGCTCGCCCCGGCTTCTCAATGGCAGTCTTGCTCCGGCTGATTGCCTGAGCCAATGAGCCGATGCGGTCCCGGCCTTTCTTAGTGGTCACGTCTGGCACTTCCTTTGCCATTTCCCGGATCATCTCTAGGTAGGGATCAAGTCCGCTTTGGACGTAAAGGGTAGGGGCATGTTCAGGCTTAATTTCCAGCAAAGCTAAATCTGTTGTTTCCGTCATAATCCTCTCCTGAATGTTGGTCATATAACCGCCCACTCAGTGAATGGACGCTGATATGAGGGCGTAAAAAAAGCACCCTTAGGTGCTTATGCAGTAAGTAATTCGCTTAGCTCAAGTTCATGGGTATCTATGCTTTTTCCGCTATTTTTTCGGAACTCAATTTGCAATCTAAGTAACTTAATTTTTCCTTCTTTTGTGGTTTTGTAATATTTTGAGCAGTCATCCTCACCAACCAATTGCAAGAAGCCTTTCGATAGAAGCAGATCGACCCTCTCGCTTAAGTCTGTAGACGACTTCTCTGTATGAGAAACATTAAGCCCTCTTTCTTGGCTGGCTAAATAAAGCACTTTTTCAACTGTGTATAGCTTTGCCATTTTCCTCTCTCCCATAAAAAAGCCCTCCACGAATGAAGGGCAATCACTAAAGATTTAATCAGAACAGGTCTTCCACTCCTGTTCGGGGCAGTATTACCCACATAGCCCACTCTTAAATGAGCTATAGGGGTTACCTTATTGTCCTGACGAATTCCATAGCGCCACATTGGACGTTGCCATCAGAATCCCTGCTGGTAATTGGTGCCCGAACTAAAGCAGCATCCATACCTGACCAGTCTCTCAGATAATTTTTGGATGGCTCCCGATCTCCAATGGCTTCGTATACAGCCGCTTCATCGGGGGTATGCTTTGCTCGCCCATCCATGACGAACCAGTAAAACTGTTGACCTTCTTTGCTCACATCAACCTCCATTCCAATAGCTCATTACTCCCCAGCACAGCATGCCGATAAACGTTGACCAAATTGCTATCAGCATTGCTATGGCAATCATCCAGACCTTGCCCCTGAAAGACATATTTTCTCCCAATAAAAAAAGCCGCATTAGCGACCTGCTGTTGAATGAGTGCCTGTTTTTACCGGGACAGGCTCCCGCTTTCCCTGCTTTCCACAGACAAAGGAAACTGATACGTTGGTTATTCCACAGACACATAAGGGAAATTAACTAATGGCGAAATTTACAGTGAGAGTTGAGTTGCATGATGCGGATTCAGCTGATTATGATTTACTCCACGAAAAAATGGAGAAAAGTGGTTATAACAGGGATATTTATGGCTCGAATAATAAGCTGTACAGACTACCAACTGCTGAATATTCATGCTCTAAAATCAAATCTGCCTCGGAAATCCGGGATGAAGTTATTGATATAGCTGATTTAATAAAAGATGACTTTGATGTCTTGGTTACGGAGTCTGCAAGTAGAGCATGGAGGCTTTCTAAAGTTTAGTAATCTTGCCCGTTCTCCTGTACTTTTATACACCTATCTTTTCGGCGACTAATTTCAAGTCTGATCGCGTTGATAGATAACTTTAGGGCATTAGCAAAACTAATGCCCTCAGCTTCCGCCAAATTCTGCACTTCTTGTTTAAGCTTCAGTTCATCTTTATTCATATGGATATTCACCACACTAAAGGAATCGAACGAGCGCGCGACTTCTGGCGGCCGGTGCATGTAATCCGGTCACCTTTGGAGCGGTGTCCGGCTGAGTAAATTGCGATATCGGGCATGCACTGCGACACTTGGTCCGGACGGTTACGCCAGTTCGGTGCTTTCAGTGCCTGCTCAACCCGATCGACCGGCTTCAACTGCATAGCCTCTGCTGATTTACGGGCGTTGAACTCTGCCATACGGCGTCTATTTCTGTTCATTGCTACCTCCAGATGAATGTTTTGGTGGTGTGGTAGTAAGACACTGAGTCGCCACTCTCACTTACTTCCTGACGCCCTGTTTCTGTATTGGCAAAAAACTATCTGCCCAGCCGGTTTTCAGGTCTTATCACACTGCTAGCGTTGCACCTCGCTCGAGGACATCACCACCACACCCCAAAACACTCATGTTCTGGCCTGTGTATTCACAGGAATCTTGTTTTTAAATAGCAGCCTGACTTCATGTCCGGCGCGGTAGGTAGTCCGTTTACCGCATCGATGTTTCGTTTCGATGGGTTAAGAATACTTACAGTATTTATTTATGTAAATACCTTGAGTATTCTTTTGTGGGGTTAGCAGCCTATATAACTGAATACTATGGATATTTATTTTTCACTCTACTTTCACTCTACCGGTTCGGCCATCAGGCGGGGAGGGTCATGAGTAGGCAGATATAGCTTTGGCTATGAAACTTAGCTAATGCTATAAGTCATTGAAAATAAAGGGTTTTATTGCTTGCTTTCTGTGTTAGGATAGCGGCCTATTTTTTGATGGCAGAAATCAGTGATCTGAGATGAGTATTTACGCACTAATTATTTTGGCTTTAGGTATGTCTATGGATGCGTTCGCCGCTGCGTTAGCAAAAGGGGCATCCCTCAACCGGCCTTCGGTGAAAGAAGTGATCCGGACCGGCTTAATTTTCGGTTGTATAGAGGCCATTACGCCCCTCATAGGTTGGGCCATTGGGCATGTGGCCAGTAAGTTCATTATGAGCTGGGACCACTGGGTTGCTTTCGCTCTGCTTCTTGTACTTGGCGGGAAAATGATTTTTGAAGGACTCCGTCAGAATGAAGATGAATGTGAGCAGTCAGCGCGTCGGCATGGCTTTTGGCTGTTGGTGACCACTGCGGTGGCGACAAGTCTCGATGCTATGGCTGTTGGCGTAGGGTTGGCTTTCTTGCAGGTGAATATTCTCCTGACAGCACTTATGATAGGTGCTGCAACAACCATCATGGCTACTTCAGGAATGTTTCTTGGCCGGGTTCTTGGAGAGAAGATAGGGAAGTGGGCTGAAATTTTCGGTGGTACAGTACTCATCTGCATAGGAACTTTGATCCTGGCCGAGCATCTCGGATTGATAGGCTGATCAAAAAAAAGCCCACAACAAGTCGTTGGGGCTAAACAATACAGTTATGTAACATATAAGCTGATTCAGATTATCGTCAATGTTTGATGATTTCTATACGTCAGTTTAAAAAAGAGGAAAAAAAACCCACCAGAGGGTGGGCTGTATTTAGGACAATACAAATTTGAGCAAACGAGAGGTACATGGATGGGGGCCCCTCATAGACAGTATTGTTTTTTTGCTAAGGTTTGTCAAAGAAAGCTCTAGGATAGCCACGAAACACATAGCGCAGCCAAAAAAAATCCCACGCGAGGTGGGTGGATAAAGTGCAACAGATGAATCTAGTTATTATTATGAGATATCCCTAGTGGTGATGTTTTACCATTTGTTGTCAGGACGTCGTCTCACCTGGTGAAGGCATAAAAAAAACCCAAGCGACTTGGGCATCAAAGGCACACAACTTTGTTTTTTATTTATACAGCGGCTCGAGCTCGCCTTGTTTGTATACTCGTTTATTTGTCAGTTATTGTCAATAAAAAATGACATAAGTGCATGATAGCTATGTAGTTATTAGTTTGCTAATTTTAACGTGCAAAAAAATCCCGCCATCGATGTGGCGGGCAATAGGACTGCGATCAAGAGTTAGGATAGAACATTTGAGGGCTACTAATACTAAGAGCACTGACCCCAGAGAAAGTTCCACCTTGTGATTTTTTTTTCAAAAAAAATCCCGCACTGTGAGGTTGCGGGATAAGTATTATGTTACAGGATGCCTACATCATGATTGTGAGGCTATTACGAAAATTAGCATGTCAGCCTTGAGGTTCTTTGACTTTTAGAGCGCTAAGAGTCCGATTTCAGACATAAAAAACCCGGCGCGGTGGCCGGGGGGGATTGGAATTGATGTCAGTGAAGACCGGGTGCACTATCATGTTCCATGTCTATTGCAACCTGGATTGGGACTGGAGCAATATCTGCAAGTGATTTAACTACTACACCCATCTCCTTGCATCGCTTGAACACTCCAATATCGTGAGTCCAAATTTCGTCAACATTAAGGGATTTAGCGATTGATATAATTTGCCTGTCAAATTTAACCTTGTTTGCCGTATTAGAAGCCATCATGGCTTTTAGTTCTCTCATCGACGGCATTTGCGCACATTCATAGGCGGCTATTTCGTCAAAACTTGCAATCTCAAAGCATGATCTTTTTTGGATAATACTAATATGGCTTTGATGATCCTTTTTATCTATACCGACAAGATATTCAGCCAGAACTGGAGTGGGTATAATTATCGAACCATGACTATTCTCAACCAAATCAATCAATGCTTCTATTCGTCTTTCCGGGTCGGGAACTTCCACGCCGGTATCAGGGTCTGTAAGCTTGAATCCAGCCTTCATTCCAGTCAGAGCCTGAACTAGTATGTTAGTGTCGAATATTATTCGCAATTTAGCGCCCTCAAAGCCTTCAAAATAGCTTGTGCATCATCTTCATCTTTCCATTGATTACCAGGTGCATTTTTTAGTGCTACTAAAGCATCTTTAATATTGGATTTATCAAGGACTTCATAAGATTCGATGATTAATTTTTTTAGTTTCCATTTCTCATCTTTCTTAACCCACTCGCTGTCACCTGACACTCTTATTTGCTTGAACAAAAGAGCACCCAGCTTGGCGGCTAATTCAGGGGTCGCCTCACAGTGGTATGTCTCACCATTTGCACCTTCTAATTTAACCGGAGCAGATTCATCTTTACCACCGACATTATAAAGCTTTCCCTGAACTCTCCCTTTTTTTCGAATTATTAAAGGAGCTTCTTTTGATAACGACGGGAACTCTAAAATAGTTACTTTATTTTGATTAATAATCCTTGCTTCGAACCCATCCTGCGCAAGTAATGCTACTAATTTTAAGTATGAACTACCTGAGTTAGATGCTTGTGTCATTGAACGTTCAATGACAGCATTGTAAGAAGCCTTATTGTCGACCCAGGTATTTAAACATGCTGACCCTTCGCTCACGTCTTTGAAGTGAACGGCATCCTCCGATCCATAAAGACCAGATAGAGCAGACAAGTACTTGCCTAGACGGTTCATTGGGAGCTTGTCTGGGCTGGTACCTTCAAGTTTAAGAGTCAGGCAGTTTTCTTTGCCCATGAAGTTCAATGCCTCTAAATCAGTCTATTAATTGCCGATCTTCGCTATTTCATTGTTGAGCATCATCGTCTAGTCGTCAACGATTTAATACCTAGAAAAGCCGTATTTCTGCGACCTCTCATGCCCATCACTTAAACCGCATCTTCGCTTCTACTGCCACGCCGATGATCTTGCAGTTCCCGTTGATAGGAACCATTGGCCAAGCTGGGTTCAGCCCCTTCAGGTACTTCTGCCCACCGTCGATAATCAGCCTCTTGAACGTGGCTTCATTGGAGTCAACCAACTTGGCGATCACCATGCTGCCGTTGATTGCATCTTTACCGGTATCAAACAGCACATACATGCCTTCAGGGACGCTCAGGCCGGTTGGCGCAGTCATAGAGTCACCTTCGACCTTCAGCCAGAATGCTTCCCCTTGAATGTGGGCATCTGACTCAAGCCATTCACTGATCTCATTGATGGAGTAGGCTTCTATGGCCTCAGCCCAACAGCCAGCCTGTACGGAACTTAGGACGGGGTAACTCTTACCGGGGGCGTATGCGGTCAGGTTGCTGACGTTGCTCTCAAAAGCAGCAGCGTAGCGGCCAACTTCTTTAGCCAGCTTGGGGCTGATCTCTGAAACCTGAACCTGCAAAATCCTTGCAAAGTCAGTAACCACAGGAACGTTTAACGCAATTCGTCCGTTGATGTAATGACCGACGGCGCCCTGAGAAATGCCCATCTCATCAGCAATCGTGTATTGAGTAACTTTTAGTTGTTTCTTTTTTGACTCATACAAGGCCTTCAGACGCATTGCATCTTCAAGCTGTTCTGTCGTCAGGGTTTTTTTAGGTTCCATGATCGCATTGTAATACTAACAGTAATTAATAATGAAATACCTGGGATATTTACTTTAATGAATACTCATAGTATTCTTTTTGGGTATCCAAGGAGGTCCCTATGAACAAAATGACTTTAGAGGATTACGCCAAGATTCATGGTCAGGCTAAGACCGCAAAAGATTTTGGCGTTATCCAGTGCGCTATCAGTAAAGCGATTCGGACAGGACGAAATATTTTTGTGACCGTCCTGAACGATGGTTCAGTTAAAGCTGAAGAGCTGAAGCCGTTCCCAAGCACCAGAAAGTAAGCATCACCCGCTCTTTAACAGCCTGCCACCCTCGGAATACCAGGGACCAATCTAAGTGACAGCACCCGCTGATCACTCAATCACACACAAGGATTAAATCAAATGGAACTAACAACCACACGCAACAATGCCCGCGCAATTGAAAGCAAATTGCTGAATAAAATCGCATTAGTCGGCCTGACCAATGTCGCTAAAGCAGTTGGCGTTGATAAGTCCCAGGTATCGCGCTGGAAGGCTAGCTTCATTCCGAAGATGTCACTGCTTCTCGCAGTTCTGGAGTGGGGAGTGGATGACGAACAGATTAACGAGTTGGCCCAGAGATTGCGGGTACTACTCACAAATGAAAACGCCCCAAGAGCTGGAGCACTTGAGGCGTAGGTGCGATTTTCATTGGAACTGACTTACTACGGGAGTAATTATGCATCTAGGACCTTTTGAAAAGCAACCTGAAATATTGAGAGAAATGCCGTTCCCAGAAGGCTTCAGACTTGCCGGGTGGGTCTATATCCTGAGCAATGAATACATGCCTGGTATTTATAAAGTCGGCATGACAACTACCAGCCCTGAAGCGAGGGCTAAAGAATTATCATCATCAACCGGCGTACCATTTCCCTTCAAGGTTGAGGCGGCTTACCACTGTGATGACCCTGCCTACTCGGAGAGTGAAATCCACGAGGCGCTCAGCGAGTTCCGCATAAATAATTCAAGGGAGTTTTTTAAGCTTGATTTACAGGAAATTAAGGATGCTTGTAGCCAACTTAGCGAAGCAGAAGTTGGTCTTGGAGCTGAGTATCTCGCAGTGATCCACGATGTGATCTCATTTGAATCTCTGAATAAGTTGGATATTGATGAGCTCTTTGAAGATATCGGCTTGTCCACTTTCGGAGACAAGATGGCTATCGCAGAACGCCTAATCCGGATAGGGGCTCAACGTATTCGACAGTACGTCTACAACGAGAACCTCACGGTGACCTTCCATGATGGAAAGGCATATGCCATTGAAAACCCTGAATGGGTAGCAGCTCAGGAGCTAGAGGAAAAAAAGATTCAGCAGATAAAACTCGAAGAATCTCTCGGTATCTATGGCCCTGTCATTCCCCCTAAAGAAACACCCATCCCTTTTTAATCTGGACTAATTATGAGCATGAACTTAATGGCTAAGGCCATGGGGATAAAAGTTGGAAATCCCCTGAGAAAGCTCGTTCTGATAAAGCTAGCTGATAACGCAAACGACAAGGGGGAATGCTGGCCCTCGTATCAGCATATTGCCGACCAGTGCGAGATCGGAAGATCTACTGTGAAAAGCCACATCAGAGCGCTTGAAGATATGGGAATGCTACGCCGAGAGTTTCGTCGTAGTGGTGACTTAAATCAGTCAAATTTGTTCTATCTGACGTTGGATAACATCAAAGAAATCCCTGAAGAAAATAGTGGGGCAGGAGCTGACCTAGGTCAGGAGCTGACCGGGGGGGTGGGGCAGGATATGACCGAGGGTGGGGCAGGAGCTGCCCGAGGGGGTGGGGCAGGAGCTGCCCCCATAACCAGTCACTCTTTTGAACCAGTCATTGAACCTAAACAAACACCGGTCGCTACCGCTCCTGCGTCAGGAAAATATGCCTTCGAGGGAAGCGTGGTTCGCCTGAATCACAAAGACTACGAATCCTGGAAAAGCCTCTACCCGAATATCGATCTGGATTATGAGCTGCAAAAGCTTGATATCGAGTTCAGCCATGAGAAGCCCAAAAACTGGTTTATCACTGTGAGCCAGAAGTTGAGCTACCAGAACAAACAGGCGCTATCCCGGGGAGTTGGCAACGCTAAACACAACCAACAGCTTGAACCACACTGGAACAGCGCTGAATCGTGGGAGGAATTCATATGAGCCGATTACTCCAAGCAGTCGCCAACCGTGACGCCAGTGCTTTGTCGCAGATCGCCGGTAACTATCCTGACAAGCCGACCCAAAGCGTGGTCAACAGCGAGGCTGAGAACCTAGTTGATGCGCTGTTTCGACAATTCAGGCAAGTCTTCCCGGCAGCGGCTGCAACGAACCTGCGCACTCCGGCAGATGAATCAGCCGCTAAAAAGCAGTGGATTGCTGCTTTCGCTGAAAACGGGATCACCACTCGCGAACAACTGGCAGCCGGTATGCGATGGGCGAGGGCGAAAGACACTCCCTTCATGCCGTCACCGGGCCAGTTCATCGAACAGTGCAAGGCCGGTGCCTGCCATGCCGCAGGATTGCCGGATGCCGACGAACTGTACCGCCGGGTGATGAAGTATTGCGGGCAACGGGGATTCTACGAGTGCCCGGAGAACTACCCTTGGGAGAACAATGCTGACTACTGGATGATCACCGCACTCTACAGCCAGATGCAAGCCGGTAACCTTACTGAGTCAGAACTACGGCAGCGGTGCGGTAAGCAACTAAAGTCTATGGCTGACCGGATCACCTCCGGCGAAGACATCCCCGAACCGCGCAAGCAGCTGCCCCAGCTGCATATACCGTCCAAGCCTGATGTCGCGAAGTCGCACATCGCAGATATTCGGGCTCGGTTCGGACTCCGAAAAGCCTAACCTACACACAGCTTAACGCGACTCAAAAGGAGGATGCGTGGCACAACAAGGTTTCACAAAAAAATTTATCCCTTCCCGCAGCTTCAAGCATAACCCGGAGCGTCTCAATGTCCTGTCTTCAGGTGGAGGAACTCAAAGCAATGCGATCATCTGTCTAATTCATGCCGGAGTACTTCCAAAGCCGGACATTATTGTTATGTCAGATACAGAACGGGAAGCCAGTAATGTTTTTTCATATCAGAAGGAGTACATCGCGCCTTTATGTGAAGATATGGGCGTTGAGTATTTCATCGTTCCAAAAAGTCAGTATGCGACTTACGATGTTGTGGGTCCCGATCCTGACGTCCCGCTACCGGGCTATTACACCGAATATAACGGGCGTGACAAAAACGGTTTCTGTACAGGCAGGCAGCCAGCATTTTGCTCTGATAAGTGGAAGACTGAAGTTATTCATCGCTTTCTAAATGAGAAGTACGGCCAACTGAATCTGACCCGCAGAGGTGTAGATATGTGGCTTGGCATAAGCATTGAGGAAGCAGCGCGGCGTATGCGGGTGACTACAGGAAAATGGGTAAAGCGCTATCCCTTGGTAGAAATCATGATGACGAAGCAAATGGCCATCCAGTGCGTTGAAGATTATGGTCTACCTACACCACCCCCATCACTCTGTTGGATGTGTCCAAACCGTGATGATGACCTTTGGTTGTATATGAAAAATCATATTCCGGAGGATTTCGCCAGAGCTTGCGAGCATGAAAAGAAGATTCAGAAGTTATGGCCTCATCTGTGGCTAACTAAATATGGCGTTCCGTTGGCTGAAGCCCCGTTAAAGCCGAGCGGAGGTAAAAACACACAGATGGACTTAGTCCAGTTTATGGAGACAGGCGGTGCGCGAATGTGCGCCGGAGCAAGCTGCTTCACATAGCCGAGTCATTAATACCAAACACCGCCGCATAATGCGGTTTTTTTGTGCCTGGATATAGGGAAACCATGAATATCCCAAAGACGGCATCCGGCTACACGCCACCAACTTTCAGGCCATAGGCCAACAACTCTCTGAACTCCTCCAGTCCGGCAATTGCTACCGCATCAAGGTAGAGCCTTGGCGCGAACGCCGCAGCCTTTCTCAAAATTCCATGCAACACGCTTGGTACGCCGAAATGAGCCGATACCTCATCGCTCACGGTCGCCCCTTTGCGTCTGCTGAATGGGTGAAAGACGCGATGAAGCATACCTATCTAGGGTACGAAGAGACTGAAAGGGTAGACGTGATAACCGGAGAGCGAACAGTAATCCAAACACTCAGACACACATC